ACGGAGCGCTATCCACGGAATCCGGCTGACCAATCGCCATATATTCTTCTCCGTTTGTATATTCGATCATGGTAGAGGGTTGTGTTACGGTAAAACGAAAAATCGGCTTCCCTGGTGCGGTTCCCTTATACGCAAGCACGATCGGATTGGTCGGATCAAGTGGCATTGATTTTTTGGGACCATATTTGTACGGATCGGGGCAAATGAAAGTGATATTACCCTGTCCAAAATATACCAGCTCATCCAGGTCGAGACTCCCATCAACAACCGCATAATATATACGGTCGGGTTCATCGTCGAAAATCAACTCTTGAGGCTCATCAGTTACGAGCCACGCAGCTAAATCTTCTTTCAATTTTTGAAGATTGGAGAAATTATTTGCTTCTATTAAAACCGGGACTTCAAGTTGTCTCGGACCTACTTCTGTATTCGGAAGATATCCTCCAGCCACACCTGGGATTGTCAAGATGTTACGTTGAATCGGTGCCCAAGGAGGTCGTTTCCTGCCTCGAAGCACCATGATGTAGTCTTTCTTAATTCCACGAAAGATCATTCCAGACAAGAAAACTACCTCCCTTCAAAACGATAACTCCGTTTCCTATCGAATTCTATGAATTCATTTGTGTATCTGTAGGTAGACCTAGCAATCTCCCGACCATCTAAGACAACAGGGACCTCGATTCTAAATTCACCCGCAGCTTGTTGCATTGGTAAATAGTTACCCAATTCCCTTGCAATCAAATTCGCAATTCTCCGTGCATGCCTGCCTTCAAACGGTACGATCGCCTCACTGACGTCACCAAATCCAGCGTTACCAAAAATGATTGGCTTTTCAAACACGCCACCAGTCTTGTACCAATCTACTGAGATTTTTGGCAGTTTTGGTGGAATCGATGAAAGATCAAACTTTCCCGATACCGAAAAATGTGGCAATTTGATTTTAGGAAGTTTGATTTTTAGGTTGTCAAAAAAGCCTTTAATCTTGTCCACCTGTTCTTTCACAAAATCCTTCGCTTTTCGTATCGGTTCGGTAATTGCATTTTTCATGGTTTCAAATTTTGATTTCGCGCTAGATAATATTTCGTCAAATTTCCCTTTAAAAACTCCTACCATTTCACTTATTTTATCTACTGCTTTTCCGGCAAACCCTTTTAGGACACCGAAGATTTTCCCCATAAATCCTAACTGGATGGCATTCCAAATGAATTGTAAGGCTCCAGATAAAATCTGTTTGATTCCCTCCCATACACCTTTCCAGTCGCCTGATAATAGTGCGGAGAAGGATTTGATGATTCCTAGGATGACCTTAATTGTGCCAGATATAATACCTTTAATGTTTTCCCATATACTTTTAATGATCGCTAGGACGATCGGCATGGTGACAGAAACAACCTTTTGAATAAAAGTAAACACTTTTTCTGCTGCTTGCCGGATTTGTTCCCCGTTTTGTTTCCAAAATGCCTGGATCTCAGAAACTTTTTCCACAATAAAGTCACGGATAACCCCGAACACTTGCAGGACAACCGTTTGAATGGCCGTAAATGTAGCATTAACAATTTTTTTGTAATCCACAAACTTTGCTACACTAGATGCGATTGACAAAAGAAGTTCACTAATACCAGCCGCTAACTTCATAAGAATAGCTCCAAGTGGAGCTAATTCTGTTAGAATAATTCCAACCGTTTTCCCTAAATTCCCAAGAATGGTTAAAATCATAGGGCCATTTTCTCGAACATAGTTTATAAACTTCTGAAAGCCTGCTGAATTCTCTAGTGTCGCTGACCATTCTTTGAACCGTTCTGTTGAACGGACTAACCCCTCTTCCATACTAGCTCCAAGTGGCGAAAATGCTTTAAATAAATTCATTATTCCCATAAACACATTGCCGAAGATATGAGAGAAATTATAAAATGATTCCGCTGCATGGGTTTCTAGCCACTCAAAAAAGCCTTTCATAGCCGACCCTTGAAGGGCTTGATTGAATTCATTGGTCAACTCTACCACTACATTTGCCACACTTTTAATGGTTGGTTCTAATTTTTGTAATAACGTTTTTGTACCATTTAATACATTCGCAAATGCTTGAAAAACAGGAGTTTCAAATTGTTTAGTAAAGTCTGACCAAAATCCTTTAAATGACTGTAACTCTCTTAGGGCATTCCGCTGCGATTCACTCATACCCTCATACAATTTCGCAAGTTCCCTTTGAGCCTCGATTTTTTCTTTAACACTATCAGCGTTTGCGATTTTCTCTTCTAATTTTTGAACCTCTTCTGCTGCTTCAAACACATTGGTTAATGCTCCCACAGCTACCGCCCCAAAAGCTACCGCTCCTGCTCCAGCCGCTGCAAATGACGAACCTAACGCCATGACTCCCCCGGCCACAGAGGCTAATGCAGGAGTAGCTGTAGCCGTAATTGCTCCAAATGAAGCTGTCATTCTTCGCATCCGGTTTCCGACTTCTTGAAGCCGTTGTCCCACACCGCTCAATCTTTCCTGTAACTTCGACCAAGCAGACGATTGGTTTTCGATGGATATCCTTGTTTCATCAAGCTGTCCTTGCAATCGCCGCAGTTCTTGTTCAGTTTTAGCAATCTCTCGTTGAAATGCACGATATTGCCCCTCTGAAATTTCCCCGCGCGCAAATTGATCGGCGACTTGTTGCTGTACAAGTTTCAGACGATCGGGTTTTTCTCTCGTATTCTCAATTTCTTCAGAAAGTAGTTGTTGCTTCTGCGCTAATAGTGTTGTGTTGTTGGGATCAAATTTCAACAATCGGTCTACTTGCCGCAACTCCGATTGAATTTTTTTGCTTTTCACTTCAACGTCCGCAAGAGCTTTCCCGAGCTTCGTCGTATCCGCTCCGATGACGACGTTGATTCCACGTACAGATTCCGCCATCTTCTCACCTCCTATCCAAAAAAGGCGTCAATATCCGCCTGTGTCGCCATTCTACGGCTTTGTTTTCGCTTCCCTGTCTCCATGTCCACATAGATATTGATGAACTTCACGAGATCATTGATTGTTAGCTCGTTCATCTCGGAAAATGAAAGGCCGGAGCGCTTGCCCATCACTAACAATTCCAGATCTAAACGCTCCGGTTGCTCAATGTCAGTTGGCTGGCTTGTCTCGTCCGGCGACGCCTCGACGAAAAAATCCGTCCGCTGCTTCGTTCATGATTTCTGTCATTGTGTCCGGGTCGGAGAAATCGACGTACTCAAATTGGCCGAGCCATGCCTCAAAATGCGGAAATGACTTGCCATGCTCGGCCGCCTTGTTCATCGCCCATGCAAGCTGAAGGATAGCTACCGAATCAAGGGCGGACGGGTCACTCGCCAACGCTTGCATTTTCAATAGGTCGCCGATCAAGTCCGATTTGAATTCTTGGCGATAATAAAGAAGAGCCAAAGGTGTCGCCTTTAGCCCGATTTGCTGCTCTCCAATCCTAATCATTCTCATAATTAGTTACCCCCTGTTCCGAAGTTTGGAACGTAAACAGAGTTAAAGAAAGAATTGTAGGCGGTCGCATTCGTATCGTTCAGCTCAAGCACACCGCGCACGACATTCTTTCCGTCAAGCTCAACTGGAAGAATCCGAATATTCAATGTATCCGTATTCGGTTCAACTGATTCCGCACGTGTTCCATGTTCCTTACTCGGACGACTAGCTTTGCAACGATAGTAAACAAAACGACGATTTTTCTTATCCCCTAGAACCTGCCCCAGCAGCGCAAACTCCTTCGGCGTGCCGTCTGTTGTTTCCACAAGCATCCCATTGCTATCAATTTCCCATCCGAGCATTTCTGCCAACACCGCGTCTGGAATATTCGCGATTTCTAGTTCGGCCGCATAGCCATTGTTGCTCATGTATGTGAAGTATGGGCCGTTGTCAGCATAGAATGTACTTTCCTCCCCTTGCGGCTCCGGAGCGAAACGAACCGCCCCTGGTATGTGTATAGGAACTCCCCATGCCGGTTGAGTCGTTGCCGCTTCATCCACGAAAGCGATATGAACCTTCTCTAAACCAAACGTGACTTTGTTTTGGCTCATAGATACCTAACCTCCTAAAATCTGAACTTCATAAAGTACTTGATATAGATTCTCTTCACCGATGTATGTCTCAAATTTTCGATACGGCAAGCCTAGCTCTTTGAACGTATCTTGTATTTTTTGCTCGGCAGCAAGGTCCTTTTTTGCCGTATATAGTTCGACTTGAAAGTTTTCAATAGACACATAGTTGATATTGTCGGCGACCATATCATTTGAAGAGGCGAATTGATAGGTGATGAATGGTGGCGTAACAGGACTAGAAAATGAACCGTATGCAACCGGGTAGCCAAGAGATTTCAGCGCTTGGTAAAGCTCAGCTTGTGTCATTAACCACCATTCCTTATGATTTGCTTGATTTCTTCGTCAAGGTTAGCCACATGTTTGTCGTATGCCGGCCTTAGATGCGGATATGCTCGAACACGACCGCCATTGACTTTGGCGTGACCAAATTCGAGAAGATGGACACGACGATAGTGTTTTTTATTCCATACGATGCGCTTGGTTGTTCCATATCCATCATCTCTCGTAATCCCGAAACTATTGGCATATTCACCAGTTCGTTTGGGAGCGAGTGCTTTAGTTTCCCGTAACACCTTACGTGCCGTGTTGTCTACCTTCTTTCGAACACCTTCGGCCACATCGTCTGTATATTCCTTGATTGCTTGCACCAACTCATCGGATAGACGTTGAATCGGAATTCTAGACACCTGACTCCACCCTTTCTGTTGCAATAATGGTCAGCGTTTTTCTGTCCTCGTTGTCATTTAGAACACTTTTGATATCAAATAGGCGATCTTGAAAAACAACCCTCATATTTTCATGAATACCGGGTGTAAACCGGATGATAAAACGGTAGGTTCGCTCTGCTTGAATGGAGGCGGCAGCCAAATATTCTCTTCCGCTTACGGTCTTAATTGCCGCCCAACACTCTCGCACCGGCTGCCAATCCTCTATTTGCTGACCAATTTCATCTTCTGTGACGACTAATTGCAACAACGAAATTCGGTGACGGAATAAACCTGGATTCATACCACTTCACCGCCGTAAGTCAATTGCGTAAGAATACTATTAATAATAGGGCGAATTCGTTCACTTTCTTTTCCAATCATCTCACGATTTTCATACCAATCAGCAATGAGCGTCATGCAGAATAGCTTAGCTAGATTATTAGTTCCCTTAAATTCAATGCCTGTCGCATTTTTTAAATATTCTTCTGCCGCACCGATTAGCGTTGTGAGCAATGCGTCATCCTCGCTGAAATCAATCCTTAACCATTGTTTTACCTCTCCTAAAGAAACGATCATCCTTCCACCTTCGTTTCTTTAGACCTTTTTACTTCCTCCACGTATCCGAATCGAACCAGTTTTTCAGCTAGTGCTTTTGAAAGTTCGGCTTTATCTCCTGCTTTCAAATTGTATCCAACCCCCACACAGTCCACTAGCACCTTTACTTTCATGGTTTCACCCCTTTACATAAGCAAGAGGGAGAAATCCCTCCTGCTATACTAACGTTACTTCTCCGTAAATAAATGCTTCGTTATCGCGTATCTTCACCTCTTCACGTTCAATCGCACGCCATAAGGTAACATCTGTTTCAAAGGCATCCATGGCAACATTTGAGGATAAGATTTCTGTACCTTGTCGTTCGAACATCACGATACTTTCTTTTAGATCACCAATAATAATAGGTGCTTTCGTGCCTGTTGTGGTATCACTTGGTAGGTCTTTATTGGATACCATTACAATCGGTACACCGAATAGTTGCTTACCAGTTGGCGAAGAAACGGACGGTTGCAATAAGTAATTACCGTTTGCATCTTTCAATGTATCGAGCCAGTTGAATCCATCTTGGTTTGTCACGATGCTGGACGTGTATCGGAATACCGGATCCAACTGAATGTTCAAGGCTGCTTTGATGTCATCTGCATCCGCAATAGCCGTTTTCGCTTTCGTTCCAAGAACAGAAAGAATAAGTTTGTTACGAGTGACGCGCGATTCATCACCAATCCAGCGCACCAATGTGTTCACAATCGCTTCATTGCTATCTTTCAGCAACTCGTTTGTCACACGGAAAAAGCCGGCGTACTTTTTCACGCTGTAATTGAGTACGGTGAATTGAGGGGTAGCTTTTTCTGAAATAGTTCCCCCTTCTTGTACTTCAACAAATCCAGTCTGTTGGGAACGCTTTTTGAATACGCGAGAGCCAGTCAACGTTGTCACAGGTTCCAATGTGATTAAATTCTGTAAAGCATCTTTTCTTTCCCGAAGTTCATTAATCCGTGTCTGAATGTCCTGTGGAACAGTATATCCGCCATCTTGACCGCTTCCCTCGCTCATAGCGTTTCGGAATTTGGTGCGAATGTGATTCACAAATACTTCTACCTCGTTTTCTTTTACTTGTACCGTCGATTTTAATGGTTCCTTATTCTCAATGTTCTCTTTTTCCTGTTCGTACAAATCCTTGGCAATATCAAACTTTTCCTGCAGCGCAACAATTTCCTCTTTCAGTTTTTTCGCTTCCTCAATTTTGTTTTCAGCCAACAATTTGCGTGCATCTTCCTTTTTGTTGTTGATTTGCTCAAGTAACTCTCGTAATTCTTTAGGCATACTGAATTCCTCCTTTGGTTTTTCAGAAATAAAAAAGAACTAGATGAAGTCTAGTTCTAATAACAGCCTTTCTTTTTCGTCTTGCTCTCTTTGTTTATTAAGCAATTCCACCGCGTGAAGGATGGATTGATTCGCACTGTTCACGACAGCTAGGCGATTGAAAGCGAATTGATTCATATTTGTGACATCTAACGGTTGATCTTGATACAAGATACCGTCGGCAAATCCTTCTTTTACTGCAACATTCGCGCTCATCCATGTCTCATCGTCCATCATCTGCGAGATTTTGCTGTGAGAACGCCCTGTTTTTAAGGCGTAGGCATTCACGATGGATTCTTTAATGGTGTCAAGGATATCAGCAACCTTCCTTAAGTCATGCATATTGCCGTATGCGGTCGTCAGTGGATTATGAATCATCATCACCGCCATCGGGCTCATAAGTACCTCGTCGCCTGCCATCGCAATGACAGATGCCGCGCTCATCGCCTTACTGTCGATTTTGATGGTGACTTTCCCATCGTGTTCTTTTAGCGCGTTGTAAATGCCGGCCGCCGCGAATACACTGCCACCGTAACTGTCAATCCATACTGTAATATCCTTCCCTTTAAACTGGTTCAATTCTTCCCTAAATGCGTTAGGCGCTGTCGCCTTTTCCCCAAACCACTCATAAATCCAAATTTCATCATCATCAACAATGTCACCTTCGATGCGCAGTTCTACACTTTCCGGTTCGGTTTCGGTCGCTTGATTGATGATGAACTTCCAGAACGACATTAGCCCTCACCTCCTTTCACTCCATAGTTAGCACCAAGCATACTTAACGGAATGTAGTTTCCATTGGCCATTAACACATCACCGTAATCATCAGCAGGCATGTCCAAGTAGTCCCTTGCTTCGTTCGGTTTCATGATCCCGTTTTGAACCGCCGTCGATAAACTATCCATCTGTGTTTTAATGTCAGCCCGTAAGATAACATTGACATTAAACTTAAAAAAGTAGCCCTGGTTAATCAGTTGGCTACTCAAAATCTTATATGTGATTTCTTCTTCATACTGCTTAAGGATATAAAGTAGCGTATCAACGTAAAAAGCCAAGTTCTGCGCCTCTGCACTTGCATAACTGGACTTCTCATAATCATTGATTTGACTAGGTTTGATTCCAAAGGCCGCTGCGATTTGTAAGGCGGTGTATTTTTTCAGTTCGAAAAACTGACTGTCGGTTAATTTTATATCTAAGGGAACGAGCTTCATTCCTAACGGAACAGGAATGATTTTTCCTGCATTTTTGGATCCGTTCGCAAATTCCTCAAATCCCTTTACAAGTCTATCTTTGGCCTCCTTGTTTAAGTCCCCTGTGTATTCTAATACGGCCTTACCGGTGAGCCCTGTCTTGTAAAGATTATTCATGAATTTTTGACTTTCTAGGCTTCCTTCTACGGTATTCTTTAAAATATCTTTCACAGGCATTCCAACAATTCCATCGAACGTTGTCGAGGTTTTAAAATGCATGACCTCATCGCTATTGAAGGTATAAATTTTCCTTGTGTAACGATCGGTATATTTGTACCATACCTTCCCTTTCGTACCTAGGATACCTTCATCATCAATCACAATCGTGGTTTCCTGGCTTGGCATAATCCACAAATCCTTCAATTGTGGTCCGGTGAACCGACACCACACATAAGCGTTGCCGTAGTGATTGCGATTCATCTCCACCGTTGACCAAAACGTGGTACTTGTCATATACGGATTCGGCCTCAATTTCAAAAGGTTATACATCTCCGTTTTGTCGCTTTTCACAATACCTCTTTCTGTATCCTGGTACATTTTCAATGGCAACTTTCCTAAACTCTCCGCTAAAATCTTCAAGCAAGCAAAATAGGTCGCCTCGGATAGCTTGTCTTTCGGTGTGTCCGGATCAATCCCTAACCACTCCAGTAACTTCGGATTCATCATATCTACTGTTTCGTTTTTAAAAATCCGTTTCAGCCATCGCAACATCTTCTCACCTCCTTACCATCCCATCATTTCTAAGTACTCCTCTGTAACCTCAGTGATATCAATCGAGTCATTTCGTAACATCGCCCGCACATGTGCGTTAATAGCAGCCGCAATGGGGTCAATACGTTCGGATGATTTGCTTTTATCAAGCATAATGTTTTCATTCGCATCCTGCCTTGTAACAGCGTTAGAAATTGCCCAAGTCAAGACAGGATTGTTATTGTGAATCACATTTCCTTGATAGACTTGCTCACGAAAATCCTTTGTTGCCCCACCTAATGTCTGAATCCCTTGACGAATCTCGACCACCGTATATCCTTCTGCTTCCATGTCTTGCATGAATTGTGTTGCGTTCCACGGATCAGCACATATTTCCCTTATTTTCACCTTGTATCGTTGTTCAAAGTTCTTGATATACGACTTGATAAAGTTATAATCGACTACTGCTCCCGGTGTTGTTGTAATCCATCCTTGTTCAAACCATAGGTCATACGGTACTTTATCCGTTCTTCTTTTTTGACTCAGTGTATCTTCTGGCATAAAACTATGACTCAAAATGATGTATTTCCCATCTTTTTTAAATTCAAAATCAACACTTGTAAGGTCGATTTTCGAGGATAAGTCCACACCAACAGTACATTCAAGACCTTCCAAAATAGAAAAGTCAAAGTCATCTTGACCACAAGCCGCCCATTTGGACATATCCATGTAGCCATTTTCTTTCATATCTACCCATATATTCATGTTCTTAGTGAGAAAATTTCTCTTTTTTTCAGGCACATCAAGGGCCGCTTTGAGTTCACTACGGAGAAAGTTCATCCCTTCTTCGTATGTCGCGACAATAGGGTTAGCTTTAATCCAATTTCGTTCATCCTTGATATCATCACCTTTATCTAGTTCACAGATCATCACAAAATACTCCTCATTCTCAATTGGAGAATGCGAATCAAGAATTTGACTCACATATTGGTATTCGGTGAAGCATGGACTGGAGAGATTAAATCCTGCTGTCGTGATAATCACAATTAACGGATTTTTTCGAGCCACCATTCCGGATATAAGAACGTCATAAATCTCACTTGTTTCATGTACGTGAAATTCATCGATAACCGCGATACTAGGGTTTTTACCGTCACCTGTTTTCCGCGCTTCTTTGGATAAAGGTTGAATGACAGATCCGCTTTTGATGTGTGTAATACGACCATAGGAATCTTTGTATTTTCCTTTTAGCAATTCACACGCTTGAATCTGGCTTAAAATCTCGTTATATACAATGCTCGATTGTTCACGGCCCCATCCAGCGATATAACATTCTTCCTGTTCATTACTGAGAAAACAAGAATAAGAGGTAATGAGTGCTAACAGTTGAGACTTAGCATTTTTTCGAGCAAGCTGGATATATGCCTTTCTGAATCGTCGTAATCCGTTATCCTTTCGTTTCCAACAAAATATATTTGCCGCCACAAATAATTGAAAGTCAGTAAGTTCTATTGGTTGTCCAGCAAGCACACCTTTCGTGTGTTTAAACATCCTGGCCCATTTATAAAATTTATAAAGTTCATCCGTATCAAATTCATAGGGATAATCATCGTATTGAATTTTCTCTACATCATCCAGGAAACGTTGACATGCTTGAATGTGCTTTTGGCAAGCAATAATTTTTCCATCGACAACATCACAAGCATAGTCATAGATACGTTCAACCAGATTCATAGTGAATCACCAAAAAGCTGTTCTTCCTCCGTTTTTGGTTTATCTTTCTCCTTTGGTAAAGCAATTTTCGCTCTTGCTACCGGCGTTAAACCAAACTCGGATGCAAGCGACTTCATTTGCTCATGTAATTGTTTTTTCTTCGTCAACAAAGGATGAGGAACTTTATTCGTTTCTGCAGCTTTATTGGTATATTCAACCATGAGCCCTTCTTCCCGGATGATTTGCGTACATTTGATATAGTCAGAATACGCATCACAGTAGGCAGCCAAAGCATTCACATCTATATTTGTAAGCAAATCCAGTTCCATCAACTCTTCGGCAATCCTTTTAAACTCTTTTTTCGCGATGGAGTCCAACCACTTCGGAGGCTTCACCTTGTCCTTTTTCGGTTTTAACTTGTTTTCGACCTCCACTCGTTTTTCAATTTCTTTTTTGGTTAAACGACTTTTATTACCTTGGAGCAAATGCAAGTGGATTGGCTTCGCATTCCGTCCCACCGTTCTCACCTCCCTGTACCCCCTTTTACAAGAAAAAACGAATTTTGTGCGCGCGAAGC